TTAACTTCATCTGGTAATATATCCTTAACAGGAAATTTACCACCAACTTCAACTATAACTTCCTCTTTTTCTACTTTTCTTTTACGGCGTTTTGAACTTGTCTTTTTAGGTTTTGCCCTTCGTTTTGAACTTGTCTTTTTAGGTTTTGCCCTTCGAGCCTTAGGTTTAGGTGTTCTTTTCTTTGAACTTCCACCACCTCCGCCGCCACCACGACCTCCACCATTAGGACCACCTTCACCGCGACTTCTAGCAAATTGTGGAATGTCTGTAGTTTCCCAAATAACTTCATACGCTGCAGTCATAAAAATGTCTTTATCTGGCGCTCCACCACCACCACCTGACGTTGTAGAAGGGGACGTAGTTTCTGTACTTTCTGGACTCTCTACCTCTAATCCATCATCACCCATATCAATTGTTCTTGGTGAAGTCTTTCTACTTGGAATTCCTCTTTCCGCATCTTTTAACCTTCTCGACTTCCTACGACCACGCTTTCCTCTCTTTTTTCTTACCTTTTCCCAATCTGGAGGTGATGGTTTAGGTATATCAATTGATGGTGCTTCAGTAGATATTCCTACATTTGGATTTGGAATCCACTCTCTAACTTCTTCATAACTAATAACAAATGCATTTTCTATAGTAAGTTGACCACCAACCATATCTTCCGTAAATCCTTGATCTGAATCACTTAAAGTTGCAGAAAAAGTTCTATCCGCTCCAGATTGTGGTATAGTAGAATCTGATGCTCCTGCCACTTGACTACTTAATTCTATTGTACCGTGAATGTCATCTTCAACTGGCTTATATTCCGCATAAGTTATAGCTAAACGTTCAAATTCTCTATGATAATCTATATCATTAATATCTAAAGGCTGAATTCTTATCTCTTGTCTTGATGGTGATACCTCTTGAATCCAAAACTTTTCATCTTCAACAAAAAGTTCAACTGGTTGATCAATTTCCTGACCCTCAACTGGTGGTTCACCTACATAAATCTTATTATTATCAGTCATATAAAACTTATTTTTATGTATTAAATTATCTGCATTCAAAAGAACTGTATTATCAGATCCACCTTTTCTTCTAAAGAAATTATAAATAACTTTATACTTACCTTCTGTAAATCCGAGCTCTCTAAGATCATTTCCTGGCTTTAACTTAACCTGATCATCAACCTTATAATCATCAATAATAGCAGAAGTTAGATAATTATCGTTAGGGTCATAAACGTGAAGCTCTACAAAATCACTATCATTACCAAAATCTTTAATAGGTTCTTGTATAGGACTTTCAATTAAATCTAAATCTATTTCACGTATTCTTTTTGACATAATTTATCCGTTATTAAATCCTTCTTGAATTAAAATTGGTTTGTTTTTATAAACTCTACTCATTTGTTTTACTGTTGGGTATGTTTTTTTAAATAAATATAAGTTTGGATAAATCATTTTTGAATTAGTCCAATCTGTTATCATTCTGCCATCTTGTATAATTTTATTTGCCACTACAATTTTTGATATCTCTACCTTCTCTTTTGATTTTGTGTAATCTAACGGTGCCTTATCCCACCAACAAATATCTACAAAAATATCTTCATCAATACCCAATTTAATTGCACTTAACATTAACTCTTGTAACTCTGAATATATAGGTTTATTTGTTAAAACTATATCTATATCAAATGTTGTCCAATCTTCATTGAATCCACTTGCCAACCAAACATTGTATTTTTCTACATTCTTTAATCTAAAAAAGTTTTCTTTCCACACACTAAACTTATGCAGAGTTGGAGGTTGTAAATTACAATCAAATTCATAATTACCATATTCCCAAATCATTAACTGCCTCCAAATTCTCTCTTATACTCATCATATCTGGATCGAGAACTTCCTTGACTTGGTACTTCAGTTCTTATCTCTATTGGTGATGTAAAATACTTACCACTTCTGTCCATAATTCTACAGGTTAATATTCCATCATGTTTATCTAACACTGGATCTAACAATGTTATAGTTTTTTCTTCCCAATTCTCCCATCCTATATCTTCTTCAGTTATTTGATGTGCCTGCGCTTGTCCAATTGGTTTCCAATACCACCTATAAGAAAGTGAATCATCACCTTTTGCAGCAGTTCTAAACTCGTAATTTGATCTATTTGGATAACCAGATACGAACTCTATATTAACAACATCTGGCCAATCACTAGCTGGTTGATGTGTTGCATGTAACTTATCCCAACCCTTTCCAGCTTTTGGTTTTGAAAAATATACCCACTCTTCATAAGTATAAGAACGAATTTCATTTGCATAATCACTTTCATTTTCTGCAATATAAGCATTATAAAGAGTTGCGTCATCAGCTGTAGCTGGAGTAGTTGGTGGTGTTCCACCTTCTAATGCAATTCTAGCATTTTGAGTAGCAATAATTTCATTTTGTAACTGTTCTCCTAATTCTTTTATTGAATCTTGTGCATCTTCAAGTGCAGATATCTGTGATACTAAATCATCTTTTAATTGAACTAATTCAGAATCTTCTTCACCTGAAAGGTATGTGCGACTAACTTCAACTAAATATTGATGTGAATCAATTAAACCTGAACCTTTAATATCTTCTCTAAGTCTTTCATATTCTGAAAAGAATTCTGATACTGATAATCCTTTTCCTTGATCTGCAGAATGACCCAATTCTTCTATATCTCTATTCAACGTAGAGTCAATCATATTCTTTTTCATTATAGGTCTTGTTTGTTGAACTTCTACAAATTGATTAGGTCTATTTAATCCACCACCAAAATCAGGATCTTCAAAAAGAATAACCGAATTATCACTGTTTCTGAGAGTAGGTGTTGAATTAGCACTTGATCCACTCACCTTCATAGCAGTGAATTCTCTCTCTACTTGTTCATCAAACATTCTTCTATTTGCAGAAAGAATGTCCTGAAAGTGTTCACTACTTACTAACTGTTCTTTTGTATAAGGCATGTTATCTTACTACTTTAAATTCGAAATTATTATCAAAAAATTGATCTAATTTTTCAACTCCACTTCCACTCACCACTTTAAATAGTATACGATAATCTCTTTCTGGTTGTAATCCAGTTAACCACATATTAAAGTAATTACCAGTTGAATCACAACTTACTTTTGAACCACTTCCGAATGGTATAATAACATCTTCTGTGTATGCATCTCTAACTGAGTAATAACTACTTCCACTTGGTAAATACTTTACTACTAAATTAGACGGAGTGGTATCATAAGTTGCGGTTGGAAACCTTTCTCTACCAACAAGTCTAAATCTAACCTTAGAATCTTCCTTATATTCTGGTCTTAACCCCTTCATATAAACTAATAAATTCTCTACATCCGTTCCTGAAAGTGCGGATAATGACCCTGTTGACCATTTTGAATCGTCCCATTCTACTTCTAATTTTGGTGGATATATTGTGTGAGTATCCCTTGAGAAAAATGAAAAATTACCAAATTTTATACTATTACCTTCATCCAAAGTACTATCACTATTACCTATATTTCCTGACCTCTTTAATATAAATCCTTCATTTGGAACTGTAGATGTTAACCACTTATCAACTAACTCAGTAACGTTCATTCTCATATCTTTTGACTCATGATCAAAGGATTGTGATGCTGCATATCCACTACCACTAAACCAAGTTCCACCAGTGTCATTACTTTGACTAACCCATTGAGTACCTGCAACAAATCCATCTCTATATCTCCAACTAACACCTTCAAGAGTCCACGGAGAATCATTATATCTACCCATACCCATGTCCCAAGATTGACTAACTGGATATGCATACAATGACTCTGAAGTGATTAACTCTTGTGGATGTGCATCATATAAGTTTAAATAATACTTTGCATTAGAAGGTATTAAACCACTACTTACAGACGATGAAATGTAACTTAAATCAAATTTTATTAATACTCTAGATACATTTATTACTGTAGCAGCATCATTCATATCTTTTGTTATCTCAAGAATTTCATCGAGACCTGTATTCACACTTTGGGTAGCTGCACCCTCATATAATGTAGCGTCTTTTTGGGCAAATTCAAAATAATGCATTAAATATCTCCATCAGCTTTTCCTAATATATCAGTATTAGGATATTTCAATTCAAAAATACTTGGGTCTACAGATGGATATATAACTCCATTTTTCGTACCCTCATTTATATCATATATGTTACCAGAATATCCATTTGCCTTCTTCCATTTATTAGTTATTACTATTGGAAGTCCATTTGGATTATTTTCTTTAGGTGGAACTGTAGCAGCTATTCCATCAACTAACGATAATTGATAAACTAAGTCTGCAACGATAATTGGTTGATTAATTTGCCACTTATCTATATCAAAGAAGTCTTTAATTTTTTCTATACATTTCAATACAACTTCATGCTTATTAAATCCTCTAGCAGTTAAGATATTAAATGTAACTCCTATGTTAATAACCCATGCATCTTTAATATTAATTGCATCTGTTACCATTCTATATTGTCCAAGATGTGTCTGTATATTCTCTTTAACTGCTTGATTAAGTCTTACTAATCTTTTAGTAGAATCATATCCAAGAACATACGCATTAAGCGCTAATGGATTTGATATTCTCGTAGCAGAAGCTGATTTCTTAGCTAATAGTTCTTCCTGATCTGCACTAAGTGGTTTCTCTAATACTCCTGATTTATTTACATTCCCACCTTTAACTTTTTCCATAACTGCATCTGTAGATGCCTCTAATTGTTCATCTTGTACCATATACGCTTTTGCTATATTTCCATATTTAGGTGGCATAGAATATATACGAGTTATGTAATCTTCTTTTGTTACAGCCCTTTGTTGAGCCTGAAAATATGCCAATGAATTTTCTTTCATCTCTCTTAAACTCTCTGAACTTTGACCACCTGTTGCAGGCACTACATTTGTAACTGCTACAGAATTTTTAGTAGCTCCAATAACAGCAGAATCGAGCGCACTATCATCAATCGTAAAGGAAATATCTGATATATTTCTAACCTCACCTTGCGCTACATTATCATCTGTACTACCACCATAAGAATATATAACTGTTAAGGTAGTATTTTGTGGTGCTTGTCCATAAGTCTTTGTATTTAGAAAATTTGCTGGATCAAATGCCGTATCAAAATTGTTTACTCCTCCTGGAAGTGAAGATCCAATATTATCTGGATTTGGAACCAGTTCTTCATCAGGACTATCTGAAATACCCGCACCAAACCTCAATTCAGTCTTATCAGTTCCGTTTATAAATCTTGTAAATCGTCTAGCAACCTTTTTAAGTTTTAGTAAATAAGGTGAAGTATCATTATATTGTGATAATTCTGGATCGGTAGATGAATTATTCTCTGTTTCTATAAATACCGTATCTTGTGCTAAAAATCCTACTTCATGCCAATCATTTCCATCACTGTCTGTTACACTAACAATATCCATAACATTTTTATTTGCAAGAGTAATCTTAGAATACTTAGTTGCTCCAAGAAAATCAAAATACTCTGTAGCCATTTTACCACTTACAACTTTAGTACTCTTTTTAAGTAAATATTTTGTTGGTAAATTAGTAGCATTATCTACTTCAAATATATCCGTAGTAATTTGATCATAAGAACTTGAAAATTTAAAATTTACGTCATCTAACGTTCTAAATATAATATTATTTGTTTGTGATTTTACCTGAGATCCAGCATTAATTGTTAATGCATAATCCATATCTGGTTTTACACTATCCCCAGATCCTATAGCAGGTACAGTTTGGAAAAAATCTACTGTTGCCATAGCTGGTGATGCTAATTTAGGTCTATATCCTAAAGATTGAACAATTTCATATACAGTTTTTTTCTCTTCTGCAAATGCTAATAGAGATTCTTTAAACTGTTGATCAATATAGTAAGAAAGTACATCTCCAACATATGATGCCATTTCTATGAACATCATTCCTGGTGATGCTTCATTAAAATCATTATATGTATTTGGGAAATATACTTTTGCATATTCAATAAGATTATTTCTAAAACTAGCAAAATCTCTATTTAAATATCTAACTTCTTTTTTTATATCTTTAGCTGGCATTTACTTTCTCCTATACATTACCACCTTCAAAGTTTAAAGTTAATTCATCAAGTGCATCAGGTGTTAAGGTAGTACTAAATTCTATAGCTACATTAGCTAAATTTGGATTTGCAGTATCAAATGTAACATCTACATTCGTAATAGTTACATATGGCAACCACATTTCAACTGCTTCATTAATTGAATCTTCTATTGATGTTTTTAAATCAGAATCCATTTGTTCAAACAAGACATGATGTAAACTCGATCCAAATTCTGGTTGAGATACTCTTTCACCAGGAATAGTCAACAACAAGTTTTGTAAATTACTTTTTGCTTGTTCCTGTAATGTTTTACTTTGATTAAAAAATCCAACACCTTCATTTCTTCCTAATGGAAAAGTTAAACCTATCCATGTGTTTGGATTTATATCATCTTGTCTTGTATTAGGCATTTATTACGCACCCCGTCTATTTTTAGTTATTTCTTCAGATTTCTGTAATATTTCAGTATAATCCTTTGTAAGTGCATTCATAAGATCTTCAGGAACCTCATCAACATTTAATCCCTTTTCCTTAAGTGTTTGTACTGCAGCAATATCTCTTTGTCTTTGTACATCACCACCACCTGCTAACTCATCAACCCTATTTGAATCAAATACTTCTCCAGTCATTGTTGGATATTCTTCGTATCCTTCAACTTGTGGACCTCCACCTTCACCTTGTGGAATTCCACCAACGGTTTCATTTAACACTTTATTTAAACTTTGGTTTTTAGTATATTCCACGTATTTCTTCTTAGGTTTTTGTAATATCTTTTTAGTTGATACAACTTTATTGGATTTAATTTTAGGAATAGCAGCTGAAAGTTTCATGGAAGAACTTTCATTAATAAATATCCGTTTAACTTCTTTTTTAACTTCTCTGCGTACTATTTCTGTTATTATATTAACCAATTCATTTTTCTTCATTACTAACTCCCTTTTTTAATTTGAAACCTTATATCCTACAAATGGTACTGGTACTGGACCTGGAATCATTCCTGAAAGTCCTATCATATGTGTATTAAATGCCTGTACCAAATCATCTAAGAATTTATCTAACGAATCCCTTGGATAACTAGGTGGATAATCTATCCACAATGGTACTCCAGCATTAACCATAATAAGTGCACCATTAGTTAATGGTGTTCCAGGCACCCAATAAGACAATAATCCTAATTTTAATTGTTGTCCTATTTTAAATACTGGCGCAACTCCATTTATAGTAGCATTAAAAGCTAATTTTAATGCACTAGCTAATCCAGCCTTATTACCACCTGCATATACTCCACCAAATGCAGCTCCTTGTGAACCCTCAAGAAATGGTGGTATTGGATTTACTGTCATAACTGCTAAATGATATTGATCAGCAATCAATTTAGCAGCTTCTTCGCCACTTTCAAAGTTACCCCAATTTGATTTATATGTATCTTTAAATATATTCCAACCCATAATATTATACTGTAAAGTTTTGTTCACTCAAAATATCTTTTACTTTGCCCTTTATATCTGCAAAAGCCTTTGCTAACGGTCCAGTAGTAGTTTGTGCAACATTAAGTTTTGGAATCGGACCGGCTGGAGTTGGTACTGTATGAATTCCATCAAGAATCCCAATTAACTCCAATAATAAATCAACCAATACTTGTCCTTTAACTAATGGTTCAGTTGCTTCTGGACTACCTAAATAAATTTCTGGAGTATCTACAATCGTAGAAAGAGTAGAAACTAAATTTATATTATTCCCAGCAAAAATAGATAAATCCCCTGCATTTTTAGCATTAAAAACTATAGCATCTGAATTTAAAATTATTTGTTTTCCATCTAAAGTTGGATAAGCTGAATCAGTTGTTTCAGCTGCAAACTCCAATGGTACTTCTTGATCTGAAGTTACCCATAAAGAAGACCCATCTGCATTAACATCTTCCAGAACTGGCTTATTTGCATTATTTTTTAAATCATCTACATCTGCAGTCTTACCAAATGCTTCAGCATCTGTAAGT